ATTAGACATATTGGAAGTTTCTTCCATAAGTTGTCTAGGGGAAGGTTTGTATAACCTCTATTTCGGCGCCGTTTTAATTTCCGCCAATTTAAAGGCTAATTATATTATCTCAAATACTGGTATAATATAATTTATGACTCCACAAGACTGGGCAGCCCTAATTTTATCTATAGCTTCTATTTTTGCAATTGTTGCTGGTGGAATCAAATGGCTCGTAAAACATTATTTAAACGAACTTAAGCCCAATTCTGGATCCAGTCTAAAAGATTCTGTTATGAGATTAGAAGAAAAAACTGACAAGATGTTTGACCTATTAATTGAACATATTAAAGATCATAATAAAAAGTAACATTAATCATGATCCCAAAAATTATTTGGCAAACCTATGAGCTGGATTATGATGATTTGCGGTATGACTACAGAATGGCCTCACTAACCTGGAAAAATTTAAATCCAGACTGGGAATATAGGTATTGTAATGCAGAAGCAAGAAAAATACACGTAAAAGAATATAGCGATGAGCTTTACTACTACTATGAATACTTAAGTCCAATAAACAGAGCAGATATTTGGAGATTATGCGTTTTATACACATACGGTGGTTTATATACTGATATGGATTCTGTTTGTCAAAACCCCATTGATCAGGTTTTTAGGAATAATATTAAAAGTAATAATTTTATACTTGGCCCTCAAATAAAATATGGCATGGCGCCTAATGGGACAATGGCTTCTCTAGGACAATCTGATACAATAAAAAAAATAATTGATGATTTGCTAATAAGAATAAAAGAAGAATATACAAGAAATGACAAGGTGGTAAATGTTACTTTTTTTGAATTTGCTGCTATAGTTAAAAAATATAACGAAGAAATTGATTTTAATTTATTATCAGCATTGCATGGATACCATGAAAGAGACTGCTACTCATACACTTCAGATTTTGATGTTTATTGGAATGGTGAATATGTAAAGTATTATGATTTAGCAAAACAAAATAATTGGATTTTTTAACTATATATAATATATAAAGATATATTAAAAACTTATTTACAGTATATTCTTTTCTTTATATATTTTAAGTATACACTATGGATTATTTCATTTCAACTTCAAATACCCTGAACTTTATAACGATTTGATAACAATTTCAAAATACCCTGGATTTTATACTTTTTCAATATTATTGTCTAAACTTATGTTTATAACTTTTTGTTATAAAAGTCTAGATTCTGGAGTTTTTTCAAAAATATAAGATATAATCTAGTTAGACTCTTCCCAAGGTTGCCACCCCCACCCCACAGCGCCTTGGGATTAGTCCTTTTTTATGGTATAATCAATTATTATGTGTGCTCCTACAATAGAAAAACATGGCGCTTCGCCAGCAAATATTAAATGGACTGTTATCCGTGGAGATACCGCAACTCTAAAGGTAGAATTTTTTGAAGATGATGAAATTACGGCATATGATACCTCAGACTGGACATATAAAGCCACGGCTTATGATTCTACTGGAGATATTTTAGATGAATTGATCGCCACTGGTAGTGAGGGATACGTTGAAATTTTAGCTCCAGCTAGCATTACTGAAAATTGGGGTAGTGCTAAATACCGTTCAGTTGTTGCAGAGCTACAGTTTGATTTACAGGTAGTGATTGAAGGCGGTAGTGGTCAAAATTCAGATACGGTATGGACTCCAGTAATTGGAACCATATGTGTCTTAGGCGATGTAACACCAGGTCTATAATGCCAGTAGTAAAAGTAACAGCTAAAAAGGACAACCTTCCTCCAGTTATTAAAATTGGAACAAAAGTATTTAAAGTAAAGAAATGATTTTTCCATGGCTAAAAGCATGGACTTTCCAGATGTTTCAAAAAAGAAAAAATATTCAGAAACTATAAAAGAAGTAGTAAATACGGAATATATTGCTGTTCCAGGGATTCAAGGTGAGCGTGGTGAGATAGGTCTTACAGGGCCACAAGGAATTCAAGGACCAAAAGGAGACAAGGGCGATCCTGGTAAACAAGGACCTGAAGGGCCAAAAGGTGAGCGTGGGGAACCAGGTAAGGGTGCAGAAGGATACGATAGTGCATCTGGACAATATCCAGGATGGGCTTATTATAAAAATAAAAACAATAATAAAACAAAGATTGGTCCAGAAAGAGGAGATGATGGATGGGTATCTGTTTTTTTAGATATAGACAAAGAGCAGAGTGTTGAAAAATATCTTCCAAATAAATCTGTATCTCTTTTAAATGAGGTGGCAAAAAGAATTAACTTGAGGGCATTTCAGTTGGGGGCCAAAGTTGATGTTAGATACGATCTAGAAATAGAGACTTATAACAATAATACAGAAATATGGATTAGGACCTTTTCTGTAGATGAAGAAAACTCTGTTCTGGGATATTTGGGAAATTTAAAATATCGATATTCTTATGATTTTTCTTTTTCTCAAACCATATTTGTGGAGAGTAAAGAAGTTAAGGCTTTTGGTGGTATACTACAGATTAGGTCCGATAACGAAGGAACTGTTATGCTAAAGGGAATATATATATCAGTTTCCTAATGGTATAATAATATAGGAGGAATAATGGCATTTCCAGGAACATATAATTTTAACTACTACCGTGGTGATACTGCGGAATTTGTAATACGTCCAAAAACATCAAACGGATCTGCTTATGACTTAACAGATTACACCGCAACTTTTACTATTGCTAATAGACGCGGATCTACAGGAACTCAATACGTTGCAACAGCAGTAGCAAATTCTACAACAGATATTATTACTTGCACAATTACTCCATCTGTTGGAAGAACTCTTACTGCAGGAACATACGTTTATGATGTTCAAATTACCAATGCCACTCCAAATCCAGATGTTATTCTAACTGTTTTAACTGGTTCAATAACTGTGACTGATGATATTACTGGTGCTGTGTAATGCCAGATGTATTATTAAGTAATGATGATGTTACTGTTTTAGGTCCACCAGATATTGTTGAGGTATTGGTTGACATTGGGCCAACAGGAACTCGTGGTAGTCAGGTTTTTGCTGGTATTGGAGATCCAAACATTATTGAAATTGGTCAAATTCCAATATTAAACGATTTATACATTAATGCTTCACCAGGAGATAATTATGCATACATGTATCAGTATGTATCAGAGCCTGGTGGAAATACATGGATTCCGCTATTATCAGTAAATCCAACAATATATTCAGAAAATCATTTAGTTACTTTTACATCTGGAACAGCAGATATAACTATTCCAGTTTCAGATATTCTTGAACTAACTGGAACACCATTGTCTGCTGATAACTTTAGTGTTCAGTATAGTATTGCTCATGACAACCCAATTGCTTCCTCTATGGAAATACCAGCACTTGTCGGGGCAGGAGATAATCTTGTTATAAACCTTAAAGCAGTAGAAAGTGCTGCAGGTGTTTGGAGTAACCTAAGTGCTGAAGTTGTAGTTCATACATTTATATCAATATTACCAGGTGCAGGTTCATAATATGTATACTTATGATATAATTTCTAAAGAGGTGATTCATGGCAGTTGAAAGTATTGGAAATCTAGTTCCAACAAAAATTCCAGGGTATACAGATGCCGCTGATATTCAAGCAGCACTACGTGCCTACCATTATGGATCATATACATTTGATACTGCTGAAACGGATCCAGCCGAATTAATAAACCCATCTATAGCTTATACAATTAATAGTCTTCAAGATCAAATTGACAATGTTGATATTTCTGCAGCAGTTGCAAAATCTGATTTTAATGCTAAGGGAGATCTTCTTAGTGCATCTGCAAATGACACTCCACTTATATTAGGTGTTGGATCAAATGGTCAAGTATTAAAAGCTAATTCAGCAGAGTCCACAGGACTTTCATGGTCAAGTGATCTAACATCTTTAAATATAACGCTATCTACAACATCTGATAGTGCAGATGGAAGAATTTCCTGGAATACAACAAATAAAAAAATTCAAGTAGGAAATGCAACGGCAGCAATAGATTTTGCTTCATCAACATTAGTTACAAATGCTCAAGCAGCATCTTATACCCTAGTATTAACAGATAAAGATAAGTTGGTAGAAATGGGTAATGCTTCTGCTAATAATTTAACTGTCCCATTAAACTCATCAGTTGCATATCCAATTGGAACTCAAATTAATATTTTACAAACTCTTGCTGGACAAACAACTGTTGTAGCAACTGCTGGGGTAACTATCAATGGAACCCCTGGCTTAAAATTAAGAGCACAATGGTCATCTGCTACATTAATTAAACGTGCAGAAAATACTTGGGTTCTTATTGGAGATTTGGTTGCATAGTGCCAATAATTCCAGGGGTGTCAGCATCTTCTGACGGACGTCAACCAACAGCACCAACATTAGGAACTGCAACTGCTGGTAACGGTTCTGCAAGTATTCCATTTACAGCCTCTTCATATTTAGGAAAACCATCAACCAATAATATATATGTAGCCATATCTTCTCCTGGATCATTTACTGGATCTTCTGCTACATCTCCAATATCTGTTACAGGGTTAACAAATGGAACTGCATATACATTTACAGTAACAGCAAGAACAAGAAATACTGACGATAGTGTTATTGCAATATCAGCAGCATCGTCACCATCTAATTCTGTTACTCCAGTAGCTCCACCATTCTTCCCATTCTTCCCACCATACTTCCCATTCTTCCCACCATACTTCCCATTCTTCCCACCATTCTTCCCATTCTTCCCACCATTCTTCCCATCCTTCGCACCATTCTTTGGTTTCTAAAAGTTGTTAAAAATTAATAATTGATGTATAATAATTAAAGTAGAAAAAAGGGGGAAAAATGAATTATACAGATTTATCAGAAAAGTCATTTCATGATGAAAACCTAAATCCTTGGTTTACAAAAGACAGGTCTGAAACATCAAGAAATAGGGTAGATAAGAGATTTTTAGACAATGGCATATTGGTTGAAAATTTAGCATTAGGTGTAAATACCTATCAAAATGTATTTTCACTAGAAGATTCTAAAAGATATATAAGAACTCTTGAATCAAATTTAAACCAAGACAAAAAATATAATTGGTCAGAAGCAAAAGTAACAAATTCTACAACTCCAATTAAGAAAGCAAGAGACTGCGTAGACTTTAAATATAAACAAGAAAATTTAGGACCAAGAGATGAAAATAATTCAGAGCTTATAGATCTTCATCAAGAAATATATGAAAAACTAAAATACTGTATAGATGATTATGCTGCATCCTGGGGAATAAATGTAATATACTATGAAGCATTTAATTTTGTTAAGTATGAAGGAGAGGGCTCTCACTTTAATATTCATGCAGACCATGGACCAGCATATAACTGCACCGTATCAGCTGTAGTATATATTAATGATGACTACGAAGGTGGAGAGTTAAAGTTTCCAAGACTAGATAATCTTGTGTATAAACCAAAAGTTGGAGATATAGTTCTTTGCCCTTCAAATTATATCTATGAACATGCATCACTGCCAATAAAATCAGGAACAAAATATTGTGTTGTCGTAATGACAGATATTAATGAGCTTGGCCACAAATATAATGGTTAATAAGTCTGATATATCTTTAAATTTAATTAAATTTATATCTTATAGGCCATGGCTAAATAAAGAAAGTGTTTCGACTCCAAGTCCAACTCGATATGCTATTCCAAAATGGTATAAAGAGGCTGACAGATTTGCTAAAAACCCTGTTACAGATGAATACTATGATGCCCCATCAACAATATGTCCATTTCCAAAAGAGGGGACAGAAAATGATTATGGAAAGATCCCAACATGGAAAGCATGTCCAGCTATTTTGGATGGATTTACAAGTGGGTATATATTAAAAACACCTTGCGACATTACTTTTTTTAAAAATGATAGTGGGACTATTGATGTTAAGATATTAGATTCAAGGTATCAAGATTTTTGTGGAAAAAGAACCCCAATGCCACAATTTGAGCATCCGTATGGATTTTATAAAGATCATTTTGCCTGGTATCCAGACTGGGCTATAGAGTTACCAGAAGGATATAGTGCTATTTTTATGTCTCCAATGAATAGATTTGATCTTCCATTTTTAAATACAACTGGTATTGTAGATGTAGATAAAGTTAATTTATTGGGAACATTTCCATTTTTTATTCCAGAAGGATGGGAAGGAACTATTCCTGCTGGGACACCATACATGCAAATCTTGCCTTTTAAAAGAGAAGACTGGCAACAAGAAATACATATTCAACAAGAAAAAGAAATTTATGATAAAATGGTAGAGAACATGAAGTTTTATCGCCAACCAGATGGCGGTATATATAAAAATAAAATTTGGTCTAAAAGAGATTACAACTAGGGGGAATAAAATGCAAACTTGGACAGAAAGAAAAGATTTAGGCAGTGGAATTTTTTTATACAAAAATGTTATAAAAAAAGAATTTGATGTTATTAATAGATTAGAAAATATTTTAGGGGAACTTGCTCCAATTGATGAACTTTCTAAAGATGGAAAACGATACCACTGGATGCCAGCTTACGTAGGGTATAAAGATCTAATGCCACTATACAGAGATTGTTCTGACTTTAAGTTTAAAAAAACTGATTTACAACCAGATGCAGATTCAGATTCTTTGGCTCTCCAAGCACTTTGGCAAGATGTTTATGATGCACAATTTCATGCAGTTGAAGATTATCGAGCACATCATAACATTATGGATTTAAAATATTGGGAAGCTTTTAACTTTATTAAATATGGTCCAGGACAGCATTTCCAGGAGCACCATGATCATGGATTTTCATATAACTGCACAGTTTCACTAGTTGCTTATGTGAATGATGATTATGAGGGTGGAGAGTTATATTTTAGATTACAAAATTTAAACATTAAGCCAGAAGCTGGAGACTTGTTTATTTTCCCTTCTAATTTTATGTATCCACATAGAGCAATGCCAGTTCATTCTGGAACAAAATATTCTATTGTTACTATGTTAGATTATAATAAAAAGTTCCATACTCCAGAAATGTATCGTCCAGATGAGGACTAATGCTTAATATATCAATTGAAAAAAAACCAGAGTCCGTAATAAATATATCTCCAATGTCTATAAAAAGAGATTGGATGGATTTAACTCCAGAAAAACATGCCTATAGGTGTTTTCCAGTTACTCAAGCTAATATGATTGGCTGGAGTTTATCTTGCACAGAAGACATAGAGTTTGTTTGGAACGGAGTAAATGATACAGGTTCTGAAAATATTGATATTCTTAGTAAAAAAGATTTCTTATATACAGGAAGAGGTCAGGCAACAGTAAGCATAGTTACTGGATTAATATTTAGAACTGATGAAAATATTAGTATGTTTACTATAACTCCTGTTAACTATTTTGATGACAATTTTGAGGTTGTGTCATCTTTGATTAGCACTTCTTGGCTTGATACTGATTTTCCATTAGCAATAAAAGCAAAAACTGCAAACAAAAATATTTTAATAAAAGCTAACACCCCTATTGCACAAGTTGTTCCAATATCGCTTACCCAAATGAATAATACTTCAATTGATATTATTGATTTTTCTGATCCAGGACAAAAAAGACAAGAAAGCATAAAGTCTTATGGAGAAGAAGCACAAAAAATAAATTCAAAAGGAGAATGGACAGACTGGTATAGGGATGCTGTAAATGAAAAAAGAGAAACTATTGGAAAGCATGAAGCAAAGGTTTTGAAGCTTTCTGTTACAGATAATACTAAAAAAGGAAGCAATGGTATAATTTAATTATGGCTGATTTAGATAATGTTGTAACTAGAAAACCTTCCAAAACACCTTCTGGCTGGTTTGGTAGTGGAAAAGAAATGATTGTTGAGTTAGAGAATTTTATGACTCAAGATGAAATAGACTTTTTAGAAAAAGCTGCAAAATCTATAACAATTTGGGATGTAACAGAAAGTCATGTTAATGAAAATGGAACAGTTATATATGATTCAGACTATTGGAAAGATAGAGTTGCTACTACTCCAAGTTTAAATAAAAATGATCCAAAAATAGCACCAGTTATTGCAAATTTATTTAAAAGACTAGAACCAATCATTGAAGATTTTTATAAAGTTAAAGTTATTCCAACTGGAGCAACAATAGTAAAATGGCTTCCAGGACAGTATCAGCACCCTCACGCAGATAAAGAACTACATGAAGGTCCAGATGCTGGATTGCCGAATGATTTTCCAAACTATGATCTTTCAAGCTTATTCTATTTAAATGAAGACTATGAAGGTGGAGAGCTGTATTTTCCAAATCAAGGTGTTCAATTTAAACCAAAAGTGGGTGCTGCTTATTTTTTCCCAGGTGATATGCACTATATTCATGGAGTGACTGAAATAAAAAGTGGTATAAGATTTACTTGCCCATTCTTCTGGGAAATTACAGAACATACTGGAGATAAAAAGCCATGAATCTAAATAATAAAAAAAGAATTAATGAAGATTTGGTTGTCTACGAAAATTTCTTAACTGCCGAAGAGTCAGCTAAAATTATTTTAGCATTAGAAAAACAAGCAGAAAATCAAAAGATTTCATGGACCCCTATATCTTTTTACGAATCATATTCTTCAGTATTGCCACAAGATAATGATCCAGAACTAGAAGAATTTGGATTAACTCCAACTATATTTTCAGATATTAAAAGTGGAATAATTAAAGCTGTAGCATCTGTCCATGACACCCCTGAAGAAAAAATTTCTCAAATAGGATATCATACACAAAAATGGGAACCAGGAGCTTTTGCCCGAATCCATTCAGATAATACAGATGAGCATGGAAATTTTGGAGCATTTGAAAGAAGTAGATATGCTGCATTTTTATATTTAAATGATGATTTTGATGGCGGATTATTAAAATTTCCAGATAGGAATGTTGAATTATCTCCAAAGGTTGGAATGCTGGCAGCATTTAACGGTAGCCACAACAATATGCATGAGGTAAGTATAATAACTAAAGG